CAAACCGCCCAATACAATGCCGTAAGCCTTCCAGCTGATTTGCTGCAAACGGCTATTACCGCGATTGAGAGGAAATTGGAGCGCTTGCCATGAAGGTTGTGAAGTCGGGAATGGTGCCCCGAAATAAGGTCTATCAGGCGACCTGCAAACGCTGCGGCTGCATCTTTGAGTTCTCTCGCATGGAAGCGCGTTATGTCGAAGATAATCGCGATGGCGATGCCGTTGTCATCCCATGCCCCGAATGCGATGAAGAAAATTGGATAACGGCATAGGAGACATGAATATGACGACAGAGACGTTTTTGAAATATCGCCGTACACAGATCGCCCATATGCGCCCGTGGATACCCGACGAGAGCATGGCCGACATCAGTATATCGTCAGAAGACGTGAAGGCTGGATCACCAAAGACTGGCGATATGATCGCGCGCAACCCAGACAATTATTCTGACCGCTGGCTAGTCGCTGCGGCGTATTTCGCCAAAAACTTTGAACCGATTTAGGAGCGATTTGCAGATGCCTGAAATTCTCAGGAATCAAAATAATGGGTAAACCCCTCCCCATCGTCTATTGCCGGGCCTGTGGCTGTTCCCATGAGCCTGGGAAGCATTCTAACCGGCCACGGGATCTGAACCCGGTATTGCAGAAGCCGGTCCCTAAGCCTTCGCCAGTGGCTCAGAAGGCCAAGAAACCGCTCTGCAGCAATTGTGGGCTTGAGGATGGTGCGTGCATCTGTGCCCATCTGGGCGGTCCGAAGGCTAAAGCCCCTCGCAAGGTCAAATCCAAACCAAAACGCAAGCGCAAGCCGCGCAAAGACCGCTTTGACAAGGTTCATTATCAGAGCGGTTACATGCGCGACCGTCGGGAGGCAGATTTGGCTGGTTTCGGCGGTTCTCGCAACCGCAATGACCCCAAGTTCAACCCCGAATATCTGACCGTCAAACAATGGCTGGCTTATATGGCAGCGAAGGATGTCTGATATAGCGCGCGGTGACTTTGGGCACTTTCTACAGGTTGCGCGACAGAGAACAGTCACACGGGCCGTTCGGCATTGCTGGCTCATTGTGGGTAGCGCAGTCTGAGTCATGGTTATCCATAAGCGCCAAGATTTCATCAGCCTGGGCGTAGGCCGTTGCCCGCCAACGCTCATAAGCGGCTGTCGAGTACCCAACGGCATGGAAACCGTCGATATGACACGGCCACTTGCTGATCGCGCGGGCTAGTTTCTCTCGCAGTTCCATCTCCGGCCCTTTCTGTAGGTTATTAAAATCTGGTCTCGCGACGCATCTTCTGCCCCTCTGCACAGTCATCGCAAAAGTCTTCATAAACGCGGCGCGCATCTTCGGGGACAGGCCCGGCGAATTTGTACATGCCCGTGATGGAACTTCGGGCAACGGTCCCGCTATCTCGGCATTGCTCGCAATCGTAAGACTTCTGACGGTAAAATCTGTTGTCTCGCTGTTCCATTATAGATTGTCCGTCATAGACAGTTTCCGTCACGGACAAATCCATGCCAGTTGCCGGATGCGCTGGCGTCAATTGATGGCATGACCGTCAGCGTCTCAAAGTTGTCCATATTGGAAAGTGACCATTTTGCGCTCGCGTTCGATGGCACCCAGTCAATCGGCCAATCGTCTTCATCCTCTGGCGCTGTCTTCATAGCCGCGTGCATGAGCTTAACTTGCTCTTTGAACGGTGTCGGCTCAGTGAAGCATGTCAGCCGGTCACCATGGCCGCACGGGGACATGAACGTGAGGCCGATGCGTACACCGTCCCGCTCAAGCCAGATAGGTTTCAATTCTGACAGGCGCATCTAATCGTTCCTCGCGTGCGGGTTCGAGCAGTGGTTGTGCTTGCCCTGCTTGCAAGTCTTCCGGCCATTGTCGCAATAGCTGCAATTATTGTAGCGCCACATTCCTTCGCGGGAAGGATCAGGGTCGCGTGGATCAATTCGCGCTGGGACCGTGCATTGGTCGGGATGCTCAGGTTCGCCGCAGCGGGGGCATTTCATGCCCGCAACTCCGCCAGTAGTTCATCATCGCTCATCATGATTTCGTCCAGCGAAAGAACCGGATCGCCATCAACAAGGTTGAGCGTGACTAGACGTTCCCAATGCGAAGCCAACTCTTGCGCTTCGTTACGGTCCTGATGCCAAGCCGAATAGGCGACCTTGCCGTTCCAGTCGAAAACTTCGACCTTGAACCCTTCCGGCTTGCGAGCGCTGATCGTGTGCATTGGATGTCTCCCGTTTCGTTGAGAGGATATAAGCACCCTTGACTTGGATTGTCAATGCGCGTAGAAAGTTTCCATGAAAAAGATTGTTTCACCCCCAAACGCCGTCCGTGGCTATGCCCGCCATGAGAAGGATGCCAAGCGCCTTGAGGCGGCGGGGCTTCTTCCCCGCCAGATTTACCGCGCCGACAAGGGCCAAACACTAGACAAGTTCAAGATGCGCCAGGGCGAGGCCCTAGGCGTCGTGGACGGCCTTCTGGCCTTCGGGACGGGGCGCAGGGCCATCGGCGCAGCGGTCAAGCTGGTGCATGGCTGGGGCGCTCTGGTGCTGGATGTGGAAACGGGCCGGGATAGCCGCTCAGCCGGGGTCCAGATGCTTAACGACGCCCTGGACCCACCCAAGCCCTCCAAGGAATACATGGCCGAACTTGCCCGCGAGAAAGCCGCCCAGCGACGCAAGGCCAACGGTGTCATGGGCAACCGCGAAGCCACGATCATTTGGCGCAATCCGAAATTCAGCGTGGTCGAGGCCATAGACCTGATGCCGGGCTGGCGTCCTGCAACAGCTTACAAAGTATTGGGCAAGCGGGATGTTCCCGCAGGCCGTAGACCGAAATAAGGAGCCGATCATGCGAAACGGATACAGAATCGGACAATTCGAGGTCGTACTTACCGGCCTTAAGTGGGTCATCATTGAGCACGGGTCCGACCACGTTTGTCGCCCCCTGCGCAGCGTCGGAACGTTTTGGTCATGGGTCCGCGCCGCACGGATAGCAGAGACTATGCGCCGCATTTATTGCGACGGCCAAGATTGGGAAGGAAACGGACCACCACAGCCTGAGAGCGACGGCGACCTAATTGATGCGTGGAAAGCTGGAGGTGGCGCGGTAAGTGACGATGGCCGCGCGGCAACATGGCTAGCCGATCTTCCAAAAGTTCTCAGGGCTGTTTGCGGCATCTCGAAGACGCCTGATATTAACAAGGTTGGTGGCGCGATCTATGAAGAAACCTGCAAGATTGCGCAGGATGACGAAGCAAGCGGTACCCTGACTTTGCACACTGACCGCTTTAAACGTCTTGGCCGTGCCGCCATTGAAGCAATGAAATAAACGGAGGCTCGTCATGCTTGGGAACTGTTACCACTGCGGCAAGTCGATGGAAGGACACGGATACTGGAACGCCTGCTTTCGCACGGATGCTGAACAGGTGGCAAAGCTAGACCGTGAAGATTATGTTGTTGCCATTGTGCAGAAGGTCGTGATGGAGCGGGACCGGATGAAGGCGGCACTCAAGCCGTTCGCTGAACTTGCCGACAGCTATTCCGATACCTTCAACGACAAGCTTCAGCTTTCCTGCGACGAGAGCAACAACGGCGATAGTACATATGCCTTCACGCTTGGCGATCTTCGCCGCGCCGCTGAAGCCATTCGTGAACGAGAAGCATAATGCGCTGGTGTTGGCTGATAGGACACAAGTTGGTGACGGGCGAGTGGTATCAATGGCCCGGTGGCCCGGATGGTTGGCAGACTCGGACAGCGAAATGTCCGCGCTGTGACAAGATACTTTATCGGCAAGTGCGGAATAGTCTGCACAAGCTAGTCTATTATTGAGGAGCCGTTGTCTCTTATCCATGCGGTAAGAACCAACGGCTGGCGTATAAGGCGAAACATGAGGCGGTAAGCCATTGAAAACAGCCGACCCATAGACAGGACGGCCACAAATCAGGTAATTACATCAGGGAATTTCATTCATTTCAGAGGGTCAATCCATGTTCAAGAAGCAGCAGGGCGGCGTGAAACACCCGGTGGAGAAATCGGCCAAGGTGCATCTGGCAGTCGGTTCAGGCTCCCGCCCCGTCACCAGCAAGATCGCCATCGCCACCTCGGCGCCGGCCATGCCGCATACCCTGGACAGCCGGGCGCCGAAGTCCTTTCTCCGCTAGGGCTGTATATGCAGCACGAATAGCTGTATACGGCTTCTTATGGGCAGGGCGTCCGGGGCACCGAAATGCAAGACCTGTGGGGTTGAGGAATTCCGGCATATCTGCGCCGGATATCCCGCCCCACAAGTCATTACAGCGACCTACCGTGTCAAGACGCCCGTGGCGGCACTACTCGCCATATCGCCCAAGAAATCGCCTGTAAAGTCACCCAAGAAACAGGCAAAGACCACGGGGAGGCGCGCTCCCTCGACTGCGCCATCTGTCACTGAGGTTTCGGAGGCCCCGCAGCCTCACTCCGTAAACCGCCGGTCAGATGACGGCCTAAAGCCGGAGCCTCCCCAGCCGTCTTCCAAACCAACATCACCCAAGCGCAAGGCCTACCTTGCCGAGAGATCGAAGGAATGGCGCGTAGCCAAGAAATTAGGCCTGACCGTCAAAGCCTATCGTATACAGCAAGTGGCCAAAATAGGCTCTATCCCACCTGAAATTTCACCAAGCCCGGCAACGGCTTAGGATTAACACCATGGCTAAGCCGCGAGCAGGAAGACCAACATCTTACAAACCTGAGTACGCCACGCAGGCGAAGAAGCTGTGTCTTCTTGGACACACAGATAAGGAACTGGCGGATTTCTTCGAAGTTGATGTTCGGACCATCTATCGGTGGAAGGGCGATCACGACAAATTTTGTCATGCCCTAAAGGCTGGCAAGGATATTGCGGATGCCAGGGTCGAGCGCAGCTTATACCAGAAGGCCGTTGGCTATGAGCAAGACGCTGTGAAGATATTCATGCCGGGCGGGGCTTCAGAGCCCGTCTACGCGCCATATGTTGAGAAAATGGCCCCAGACACCACGGCCGGAATATTCTGGCTGAAGAACCGGAAACCCGCTGAATGGCGGGACAGGGTTCACACTGAGGTTACTGGCCCTGATGGCGGGCCTGTCCAGTTCACCCAAATAGAGCGTGTGATCATTGACCCGCGTTCTAAAGATTGAGACCGCCAGGGTCTTTCAGCCCTTGCTTGGCCCGATGCGCTACAAGGGCGCGTGGGGTGGGCGCGGTTCTGGCAAGTCGCATTTCTTTGCTGAGAAGCTTGTAGACGATTGCCTGTATACGCGCGGCACGCTGGCGGTGTGTATACGCGAAGTGCAGCAGAGCCTTAAGCAATCCTCCAAACGCCTGGTGGAGAAGAAAATCCAGCAGTTGGGCGTGGGGACCGAATTCAGGGTGTTTGATGACCGGATTGAGACCCCCGGCGATGGTGTCATCACCTTTCAGGGCATGGCGAATCACACCGCCGAATCGATCAAATCGCTGGAGGGTTTCAGTCGGGCGTGGGTCGAGGAAGCCCAGACCTTATCGCTGCGCAGCCTGACCATGTTGCGGCCAACAATCCGTGCCCCTGGATCGGAGCTATGGTTTGGCTGGAATCCCCGGCGCAAGACCGATGCGGTGGACGAGTTTCTTCGGGCGCAAAAACCGGATGGGTCGGCTGTTGTCCAAGCCAATTGGCGCGACAATCCGTGGTTTCCAGATGAGCTGGACCGCGAGCGGCTGCTGGACCTCGATAAATACCCCGACCGCTACGATCACATCTGGGAGGGCGATTACGCCAAGGCGCAAGAGGGTGCATATTTCGCCAAACAACTGGCCGAGGCACGGGCGCAGGGCCGCATTGGACGGGTTGCGGCTGACCCCCTGCTACCCGTCAAGGCATTCTTCGATATTGGCGGGTCTGGAGCCAGTTCTGATGCCATGGCGATCTGGATTGTCCAGTTTGTCGGTCGGCAGATCATTGTCCTCGATTACATCGAAGGACAGGGTCAGGTCTTGGCCTATTATGTCCTGGAAATGCGTAAGCGCGGCTGGGGCAACGCCCAATGCTGGCTTCCACATGACGGGGTTAACGAAAACAATATCACCGGCAAGCGCTACGAGGATCATCTGCGGGATGCCGGGTTTGATGTACCTCCCCCCGTCAAGAACCAGGGCAAGGGCGCAGCCTCGATGCGGATTGAGGCGGTGCGCCGCCTATTTCCCAACATCTGGTTCAATGAAGTCCCCACCGAGGCAGGCCGGGATGCGCTAGGCTGGTATCACGAGAAAAAGGATGAGGCGCGCGCCGTCGGGCTAGGACCTGAACACGATTGGTCGAGTCATGCTGCGGATGCGTTCGGGCTCATGGCCATCGTCTATGAGATACCCAAGATCAAGAAAGCCGACGATTTGCGCACCGTCCGCACTGTCCAAAGTGGTGCCCAAGGCACGGCGTGGCTGGCTAACTAGCCCCAGAAGTGTATATTCCTTGGCCGAAGCAGGAGAACCGGCATGTCAGAGATTATCCAGATCCGAGTGATCCCAATCGGGGATTTTCCCTGGCCGCCACATGCGCGCACAATCGAGGAAGCTTTCGACACGATGCGCCAACCCCCGAGACGAATGACAAAGGCCGAATTCGAGAAGATTTACCCATCGGAGACCACATGACCCTCAAGCATCAGAAGGCCCCGCAGAAGAAGATCGTCAAACACATCACCAAGCCTGCCAAACCGGCCGGCGAGGGCATGGGCATGAGCCGGGTGAATAACCTAGGAAAATTCGCCCATCCGCCCAAGGCCAAGGGCTAGACCATGAAGCGCTCCAAGCCCAAGACCGGAAACATGCTCGCCGCCGCGATGCCACATACAGAACAGGACTACCGTGTCCATGATGCGGTTCACACCCTCAAGCGCGCCGAGCAGATCAAGGCCGATCCCAAACTTCATGCTGCTGCCAAGGCCCATGCCAAGCAGGAAGCGATGGCGCTGTCCAAGATCGCAAGGAAGAAATAGCGATGTCCCAGACCGGCAAGCAATATCCTAAAATCGACGTCATGATCGGCGGTGAAAGCACCATTACCCGCGAGATGACTGACGCGGAGAAGGAAATGTGGGACTTCTGCGAAGGCGAGCAATGGACGCCGGAGGAAATAGCCGCAATGGCCGCGCGTCCAGCACTCGGAGCCATTAGCTATTTCAAGGGCTGCGCTTTCTACAAAGCCAATAGGATCGGGGACTGACATGAAGTTCATCACATATGCTGGCGGCGCAAAGGCCATAAAGTTCACGATGCACGGCAAGCCCCGCATGTGGGCCGGAACGTCATATCTGCGCATTCTCGCCTCAATCCCGAAAGAATGGCTGCGCGAGCGTGAACAGGCCCATTTCACCCGTGGCTTGATCCGTTCTTGGTTCAAGGCCCAGGAATAGCCGTGTCCTATTCGGAATTCCGCTTTTTCTCCCCAATCATGGACTGCGAGGCTATCCGGTTGTCGATGCCGGGACCGCATGGGGGCGAATTCTTCCGTGTGGTCCGTGCCGAGGACGGCCGCCGCTACCGCGAACGCCGGGACGAGGCGCTGTCGCTGATCCAGATGGCGATAGATGCTGGACTAGAGCCTGGAGAGGTCTTTCCGGCATGAGGCAGGCGGTGAAGGACTATCTCGCCACCAACCCCCGCATCGTCCAATGCCGGACGCTGTATGGCTTGAGCGGCGGCTACCAATATGAAGGCGGGGATTACGACGCGGCGCAGCGCTGGCTGGCCAAGAACGGCTGGCGCTATGAGGTCAAGGCTGACGGATGGGTGAAGGCATGAAACGACCGGATGAAGCCTTTCGCGGGAAGTCTTGGGATGAAAACGGAAACCCCGTCGATCCTGACAAAAGCCCGGGTCTTGTTACGCTTATGCCGCTTCTGGCGCTTGCCCCCGGCGAGGAAATGCCATTTGGGGTCGGAGCCCATCTTCTCGGCGGGAATTATTATGGGTCTGGACCGGAAATCGTGCTGTGGGACGGTCTTTCGGAAATGCATGTTAGTTTTCCGCTCTGGGACCGCAAGCAACTGCCGCTATGGCTTAATAGGTTGAAGAAGGCGGGGGAGAGGAAAAAGCGCGATCCAATCGGATGTGCCAAGCTTGGTGGAGTTTGGGTGAACTCATGACCTTCCGACGCGATATCATGAACTGGCCCAGCCGTGGTGTGATCGCCACCCATGATTACGGCTGTCAGCCCACGGACGCAGCAGGTTTAGAGCGCATTCGCCAAGGGATTGAGCGCCGCGAAGCCGCCATGCTGGACGCGAGGGCACGAAAAGCGCTACATCTTGCGGCGATGCAAGCCGAAGGTATTGCCGATGAGCAACTACGACCTCCTGTTGAATCAGACAGTGACGGCCAGCGCCCCTCCGCCTCAAGGTAATATCGTCCAGCCATGGGGACCGAATAACCCCAAGGGCCGCACCCAGACACAGGCCTTTCAACTGGTGGTCACCGGAACCGCTGGAAATGTCAGCGGCACCGCCCAGATCATCGTCTCCAACGACGGGGTTAACTGGGTCAGTTATGGCTCCCCCATGGTGGCGGCCAGCACCTATCTGGTTGCCCAAGCCGTCTTTGGCGGCACCCAGCCATGGAAGTTCTTCGGGGCATATCTGACCGCCATATCCGGGACCGGAGCCCAAGCCACCCTTAAAATGAGCGCCTAGCATGGCGCTCTATACCCTCATCAATGCTGCATCGGTGCCGTTCTTCACCCCCAATACGCGGGTGCCACCGATCCCGGACAGCCCGATCCAGCCGACGCCGATTGCGCCGCAGCAGACATTTCAGCTTACGGTCACGGGTTCCGGCGCGGTCAGCGCCACGGTGCAGCCGGTGGTGTCCAATGATGGGGTCAACTGGTCGAGCTACGGCGATCCGTTCACCGCGACAGGCACCACAAAAGCCAGCCAGATCGCAGGTGGGGCGCAGAACTGGAAGTTCTATTCCGCCTATCTCACGGCGATTTCTGGCACGGGCGCTAAGGCGACCT